CTTAATAGACGCTCAGGGGGCGTCTGATGCGCTATGATGGTCATACGCATTTAAGAGAGGATTGCATGAAACTCAAATTAAAACAGCCGGACGCCGAAGTAGTGGCCACCGCGCACGAAGAAGCGGTTAGTGCAAACCGTCGCCGTAAACGTCCGCGTGGTAAACAAAGCCTGTATCAGTCATCCAGACATTCCGCCGAACTATGGGACCCGGACTATTGCGACGAATTAATCCGGTTCTTCGACCGCACGTCATGGGAGCTCGTACCCACGTCTAAAGGCGACGAACGCCCGCTTATCCAGGACAAACCGCCGTCGCTGGCCCGTTTCGCACTACACATAGGCGTAACCGTTCCGATTATCAAGCTGTGGCTGCGAGAGGTTCCTGCCTTCGCTGAAGCATACGAAACGGCGCAGGCCCTGGAAGAGGCGTATTTCACGGAGACCGGTGCCGCCGGGATATCTGCTACGTTTGCCGCAGCAAAACTTGGGCTTAATAAAACTGTTGTGGAAGAAACGCGCGACGAACCAATTAGCGAAGTAACTATTAAGGTGGTGTCCGGTGAACGTTGATATAACGGCTACAGAACCGCAAGGCGCGTTCCTTAATCTGCATTGTAAATTCCCGGCCTTCGTCGCTGGCTTCGGCACAGGTAAATCAGAGGTCATGTGCAACTCCGCCCTACTCGACAGCATGGAGGGCGGTAGCGATTCCCTTATTGCCATGTACGAACCGACGTATGATCTTGTGCGTCTTATCCTCGCCCCTCGTATGGAAGAGAAGCTATCCGATTGGGGTATTCGCTACAAGTACAATAAATCCGACAACATCATTTATACCTCATCCGGGCAATTCGGGGATTTTGTCCTTCGCACATTGGATAATCCAGCACGAATTGTTGGCTACGAATCGTTTCGCGCAAAAATCGACGAGTTGGACACGTTAAATAAAGACCACGCCGAGCACGCCTGGAACAAAGTTATCGCCCGTAACCGTCAGTTGCCGCGTACATATCGTCCGATTACCCCGAAGCCTGCTAATACAGTTTCGGTATTTACGACACCAGAAGGCTTCCGTTTTGTGCACGACCGATGGGTTGTAAAAAAGAATCCTGGTTATGAGATGATTCAAGCCCCGACAACTTCCAATCCCTTTCTACCGGAAGATTATGTGCAGTCGTTGCGGGATACGTATCCAGGCCAGTTAATTGACGCCTACATCGACGGCGAATTTGTCAACCTGACATCCGGCAGCGTGTATTATGCTTACGACCGACGCAAGAACAGCAGCCGGGAGACTATACAACCTGGGGAGACGCTGTATATCGGTCAGGACTTCAACGTCGGGCATATGGCTAGCACCGTATACGTTCAGCGTGAATATGTTTGGCACGCGGTAGCCGAGTTGGTGGATATGTTCGACACCCCAGATGTGGTCAGGGAGATTACCGAGCGGTGGAAACGACACGGCCACCACATCGTCGTGTACCCGGACGCCAGCGGCAAGAACCGTAAATCGACTGATGCCAGTACGTCGGATATTGCCCAATTACAGAACGCTGGTTTCGAGATACGGGTGAAATCGGTTAACCCTGCTGTTAAAGACCGTGTAGCATCGGTGAATAAAGCGCTGGAGTCTGGTAGATTAATGGTCAACGAGCAGGCTTGCCCGGTTACAGCACGTTGCCTGGAGCAACAGGCTTACGATAAAAACGGTATACCGGATAAGACAAGCGGCAACGACCACCAGAACGACGCGACAGGATACCCTATCGCCTACGAAATGCCGTTGGTTAAACCCGTATCCCATATCCCGGTTACTTTCGCACTTTAAGAGGATTGTTAAATGTTAACAGCAAACGGCCAGGGTTCTGGCGTAAAAACCAAGCACCGTGAATGGCTGCACTACGCGCCTAAATGGCAGAAGGTGCGCCACGCGCTTGCGGGTGAATTGGTAAGTTACCTACGCAACGTAGGACTGAACGAACCGGACAAAGCATACGGCGAAGCGCGTCAGGCAGAATACGAGGCGGGCGGCATCGTATACAACTTCACCCGGCGCACGCTGTCAGGAATGGTAGGTAGCGTCATGCGCAAAGAACCGGAAATCAATATCCCGAAGGAGTTGGAATATCTGCTTAAAAATGCAGATGGGTCCGGTGTAGGCCTAATACAGCATGCGCAGGACACGCTCATGGAGATTGACTCAGTAGGTCGCGGTGGTCTTCTTGTTGACGCCCCGGAAACCGGCGCAGCCACGGCCGCCGAACAAAACGCGGGCTTGCTTAACCCTACAATCGCTTTTTACACGACTGAGAACATTGTTAACTGGCGACTCACGCGCGTAGGTTCTGTAAACCGGGTAACTATGGTTGTGCTGCGCGAGACATGGGAGTACAACGAACCGGGAAACGAGTTCGAAACTAAATACGGCGAACAGTATCGCGTTCTGGACATCGATAGCGACGGCAACTACCGTCAACGTCTTTTTCGTTTCGATGCCGAAGGTGGTGCGCAGGAAGACGTTGTGGAGATTTACCCGGACTTAGGAGAATCATTACGAGGGGTAATTCCGTTTACCTTTATTGGGGCGACCAATAACGACGCCACCATTGACGACGCTCCGCTACTACCACTCGCGGAACTTAACATCGGGCACTACAGGAACAGCGCGGACAACGAAGAATCCAGCTTCGTTGTTGGGCAGCCGACCCTGTTTATCTACCCAGGCGAGAACTTAACACCTCAATCATTCAAGGAAGCGAACCCTAACGGTATCAAATTTGGTAGTCGGTGTGGGCATAACCTGGGATATGGCGGTAGCGCTCAGCTTATCCAGGCAGGCGAGAACAACCTTGCCCGCCAGAATATGCTGGACAAAGAACAGCAAGCTATCCAGATTGGTGCGCAGCTTATCACCCCCACTCAGCAAATCACCGCACAATCCGCCCGAATACAGCGCGGTGCCGATACGTCCGTCATGGCGACAATTGCGCGTAACGTAAGCCAGGCCTATACGGACGCCTTACGTTGGGTGGCTGTAATGTTGGGCAAACCGGAAGATACCGAGGTAGAATTCCGCCTTAATATGGACTTCTTCCTGGAACCTATGACCGCGCAAGACCGGGCTGCATGGATGGCGGATATTAATGCGGGATTGCTGCCTGCTACGGCTTACTATGCGGCATTGCGTAAGGCCGGTGTTACCGACTGGACAGACGCTGATATTAAGGACGCTGTAGCGGACCAGCCATTACCGGTCGCTACTGAAGTTCAGGGGGAAATCCCTCAATCGGCGCAACAACAAGAGAAGTGAACAAAAGGCCCCATGACGGGGCCTTAGTTTTAACATATATTAGCTGCGCATTTACGCACAACCCGCGGTATCGTCTCTTTCAGCTCATCCCATGAGTTGACTGCTTCCATATCCAACAACGTCACCATAGCCTTTTGAATATCACTCCGTAATTGATTAGTTTTTGCATCCTGGGAGTCCCATGTATCGAAACCCGTTACTTCACGGATGTCTACGGATTCCTTGACTAACTTAGCCACCTGTATGAAGTGACCGGAGTGGCCGATTCTCCCCTCCGTGCGCTCAATCATTCGACTAACGGCAGCGTTAAGCTCGACAAAGCTCACAGCTCCAATGTTTCGTAGTTCTACCTGCCGTTGTGTGATAAAGCGGTCGATGACGAGGAAATGGAAATAAGTGCTGTATTGCTCAGCAATATATACCGCCAAATGAAGACTTAACCACGTTTTCCCGTTCCTCCCTCTCGTTGTTTTCAACGGAACAACGCCAGTCTCCTCTTCACAAACACGCATGAAGTCTCTGCAGTCGTCCGTTTTCAGTATCTGCGCAAGATTTCTTGGTTGAAGACCATTATCAAATCTCCATCGGTTCATTTGAATGGTTAGTGTTGACGCATCAATATACTCATCGCGGCTGAACTCAATTTCACCGTAGGGGAACTCTAAAGTCTGCACTTTCATATCTTTTTCCTCAGTTAATTGCCTCACTTAAATTATATTCCTAATTTCTTTGTTTATGCAAACATTAATACGCAAAATTATAGCAAATTAGACTTTTTTAGGTGTTTGTGTAGGAATAACCTATGCCATGCTAAGATGCATCAACAACGCAAACAGGAGGGATATATGCCACTACTTACATCATTAATCAGCCATCAAATATGGCTGCAACGCAACGCCAGTAGCGAAGTAAAAGACCTGGCGCCATTCATCCAGCAGATGCGCGATGAGGTTAAGCGGCAGGTGTTGTTGTTTGGTGATGACAGCAGAACGGCGGCGAGACTTACCATCATGCTGCGGGAACTTGAGCAAGCGCTGAACGGGATTACGTCCGGGTGGTATGAGAAGCTACTGGCCGATGCCCGTGAGCTTTCAGACTATGAAGTTAACTGGAATGTAAAAACATTGTCTACCAACGTTAATGCTAACTTTGTAACACCGGCTGCGGAGCAGGTGTGGGCCGCTGCGGCTTTCGCACCACTTGAACTAAGCGAAAAACCGGTTGATTTTGTTTCGCTAATGGGTGGCTGGCGACAAACCGAGGTGAATCGCCTGGTGATGGGGGTTAAGTCTGGGTTCGTACAGGGTATGACCACGCGGCAGATAGTTAAGAACGTTGTCGGGCCCGGCGGACTGGCCGATATCTCCGAGCGTAACGCTGCAACCGTTATCCGGACAGCGCTGGCGCACGTATCCAACGAAGCACGGCAACAGGTTTACGCTCAGAACGGCGACATCATCACGAAATACGAGTGGGTATCTACCCTTGACTCCAGAACCTCAGCCGTTTGTCGGTCGCGGGATTCTATGCAATACGAAATAGGTAAAGGTCCGCTACCGCCCGCGCACCCTAACTGTCGGTCGACCACGGCACCAGTAATCAGTCCAGAATTCGACTTCCTGGATAAGGGTGCAAAACGGGCGGCCAGGGGCGCTGAAGGGGGACAGCAAGTAAACGCGGACACGACCTACTACGAGTTTCTTAAACAACAGCCGGCCTGGTTCCAGGACGAAGCGCTTGGCCCTGTAAGAGGTAAGATTTTTCGTAATAGTGGGATAACCCCGGAAGAATTTCGTGTAATATCAGTAGATGGATTCGGGCGCCCGTTAACTCTTAAAGAGATGGCGGAGCTCGATAAACGTGTTGCCGATTATCTGAAAGAGGAATAAAGATGGGATTTTTCAAAGTTAAAGATGTGCCGTCACGCCGCGTAGTTCAGTACTCACGTGTGTCTGGTGCTGGCGAAGGTGTTGTTTATATTAAAGATGAATCTGTTCTTGGTGAGTCGGTAGATGAAATGCCGTTCGCCGATAAGACCGGACTGGTAGCAATCACCGACGGTATCCTGTACGAAGTGCCGTATCTGGACGGAGCAGGTGATGTGTACTTCGATACACAGCCAGCAGATGTAGAATTGAAAGACGGTTCCGCTAAGCTAACCGTAGTTGTGAAAGGTGGTAAGGCTCCTTACGATTTGCAATGGTTTAAAAATGGTAAAGAGGTGATCAACGTCCCGTACGTTGAGGGTGAACTAACTGTTAAAGACCCGGGGGAGTATTTCGTCAGGGCGGTAGATGCTGACGGGGTATCGGTGGTAAGTAAAGCGGCTAAGGTCTCAGAACCTGAGTAACGAAAGGCCCCTTCAAGGGGCCTTAATTTTGCCCTCAATTATTCCAGTTATTCCTTGCCAATGTAAATTAAGGAATACTTTATTCAAAAAGTAGACTTCTATTATTTTTTATGTTACGCTACCTACGCTTTCAGCGTACCGCGGTGCGGACGCGTGAAGCGGGCGCCACAGCGCCCTAGCGTAACCGCGAACGCATTCGGAAGGGCCGAGCTATATTGCTTTCAGTATTTATCTAAGATTCGCCGTATGATGTTTACAGATATACGAGTTTAACGCCCGGCTTACGCCGGGCTTAGCGTATAAAGAAAGGGGATACTATGAATTGGAAAGTAACCACGATAACCACGGCAGCCGGTATCCTCTCTTTGTGGTTATACGGCCAGTACAACTACAGAAGCGGGTGGGTAGAAGGCCGAGAGAATCTTGTTTCACAGCAACAAAAGAAGGCACAAGCTGAGCTGACGAAGAAAACACAACGGCAGCAGCAGAATGATACTAAGGCCGCCTCCGCCGAATCGGAAGGCAAAGAAAATTCGGAGGCTATCACCCATGAAGTCATCAAATATGTTATCCGTCCTGGCCGTACTGTCTGCGAGTTTCCTTCTGAGCGGGTGTCAATCAAACGACGCGCCGCCGAGAATGCTAATTCCATCCCCGGATATGACGATGATGCAGCCACCATGCAAAATGGCATTGCCAAGTAGTGATGCCGATGAAGACCTGGCCGTCGACGTACAGAACGCCGAGTGCACACGGCAGTTACGTCTGAAAGTGTTCCGGTTGCAGGAGTACATAAGGAATATTCTGGAATAGTTGCCTTAGTAAGTGTAATAATTTATTCTTGTTGCAGAAACACCGGGAGGCCCGGTGTCCTAAAGTCCAGGGGACATATTGACTATGAATCGTTTTTTACACTATCCACTCCAGGAAGAAGCCGGAGTAGAAGATAAATCTGGTGCAGGTGATGCACCAAAAATGTACACCGCCGAAGAAGTGCGGGCACTGATTGAGAAAGAAGTGGCCGGGCTTAAGGCGAATCAAGAAGCGCTCCTTAACGAGAAAAAGGAAGCTGCGCGCCGGGCTAAAGAAGCCGAAGAAGAACGGCAACGCGCCCACCAGGAAGCCTTGAAGGCCGCCGGTAAAATGGACGAATTTGAAAAGACGATTCGTAGTCAGTATGAACCTGTACTGAAAGAGAAAGAAGAGCGTTACGCATCTTTAGCTGCGCGTATTCTCAGCAGCGAACGCAAGGCTGTTTTAGGTTCTTTCGCTGGTGATTTCATCACCCCAGAAGCGGTAGAAATCCTGGCACCGTTCGTTAAGACTGAGTTCGAAGGCGAAGACGTAGTGACTAAATTCATGGGTGCGGATGGCAATGTTGTTACTACCGACCCTGAGCAGTTCCGCAAATACCTGCGCGAACATAAAGCTTTTTCGCATTTGATTAAAGCAAATGCAGCTTCCGGTGGCGGGGCTTCCGGGAATAAAGGCGGCGGGGCCGCACCAGCGTTTAAAGATATGAGTGAAAGTGAGCGATTGGCTCTCTATAAATCTAACCCTGCCGAATTTGAACGGCAACTTAAAGCCCTGAGGAAATAAATAATGGCAATTACTACTATTGGCAACATCGTAACTGGCAATATCCCTGTGCTGGCGTCTTACATGACCGAAGACCCGGTAGAGAAAACCGCGTTTTTCGACTCCGGTATCCTTACTCCAACCCCGTACGCGGCCGAGATTGCTAATGGTCCATCCAACATCGCTAACTTGCCGTTCTGGAAAGCCATCGATACCTCTATCGAACCTAACTATTCGAACGATGTGTATCAGGATGTTGCTACCCCGCGCGCTATTCAGACCGGTGAAATGATGGCCCGCGTTGCCTACCTGAACGAAGGTTTCGGCCAGGCCGACCTGACTGTCGAACTGACTAGCCAGAATCCGTTGCAGTCCGTAGCGTCTCGTCTGGATAACTTCTGGCAGCGCCAGGCCCAGCGTCGTCTGATTGCTACCGCCCTCGGTCTGTACAACGACAACGTATCCGCTACTGATGCATATCACGAGCAGAACGACATGGTGGTCGACGTTTCTGCAACTTCAGGCTTCGACGCAGGTGCATTCATCGATGCTACCCAGACTATGGGCGATGCATTGATGGGTAATGGTGGTGAGGTTCTCGGTGCTATCGCGATGCACAGCTTCGTATATGCGCAGGCACGTAAAGCTCAGCTTATCGACTTCATCCGTGACGCTGAGAACAACACCATGTTCGCCACCTACCAGGGCTACCGTGTTATCGTCGATGACAGCATGACCGTAGTAGGCCAGGGTGCGCAGCGCAAGTTCATCTCCGTCATCTTCGGCCAGGGCGCTATCGGCTATGGCGAAGGCAATCCCGAGATGCCGTTGGAATACGAGCGTGAAGCATCTCGCGCTAACGGCGGCGGCGTTGAAACCCTGTGGACTCGTAAGACCTGGTTGCTGCATCCGTTCGGCTACAGCTTCACGAGCGCCGTAATCACCGGCAACGGCACCGAGACTATCGCCCGCTCCGCTAGCTGGCAAGACCTGGCTAACGCCGCTAACTGGAACCGTGTAGTCGACCGTAAGCATGTTCCAATTGCATTCCTGGTAACTGGCGTAGGTGCTTAATCGTAGGGTATACTCTTGAGGGACTTCGGTCCCTCTTTTCATTTACTAAGAGGTAAATTATGGCTAAGACTGGAAAAGGCTTACCACGCAGCCTTCAGAATGTCGACTTCGGCGACTTTGACATCACCGTAGGCTGGGGCGAAGTAACGGGTAAACCGGCGGTAATCGCTGCGGGGGCAACCCAAGCGGCAGCGCGTACCGCTATCGGTGCAGGTACGTCAAACCTTGCTATCGGAACCACTTCGACTACCGCGATGGCAGGGGATAAGTTCGTTCAGGGCACTGCGGTTACAGACGTCGACTCGCAGACCGTTACTGGTGAAGATGCGGCCACGGTTGCTACGTCCGCACAGACCGCGGTTAACGCGGTAGGCACTAAACTAAACGCACTTCTGGCACAGCTTCGTGCCGCTAAAATCATCGCATCCTGAGGAGGATAAAAATGGTTGATGTAATTAAACGTCGTATTGTTGGTGTATCTGATGGTAGTCCGCAGGACGGGCAGGTAGAGATTGATATGGAAAACGTGACGCCGTTGCGTTTCTCTACCGGTCTCAATGATACTACCTCGGTAACATCTGGGCAGGCTATCACCCTGACGGTGGTACTTGCCGACGGAATGGACCCTAAAACCGTTCAATGGTATAAGGATAATAACGCTATCGCTGGTGCAACCGGTTTGACTTACACTAAGGCCAACTCCGCAGCGGCGGATTCCGGTACTTACAAAGTCGTAGCGCACGACGGTTACGGTAATATCATTTCAGATAGTACGGTAGTTACCGTAAGTTAAATACACGCGGCCTCCGGGCCGCTTTAAGGATTAGACATGACAGATAATTACGTAGTACGGGAACAATACAAGGGTGTGGTCGAGGTTGACGGGCAGTTAGTCCCGATGCGCGAAGAAGCGAACCCGGAAGCATTAATCGAAACTCAGCCAGTGGCCGAAGAACCGCATTACAACGGTGGCGGAGAGCCTAAGCAGCGTCGTCGCCGCAAAAGCGTAGAGGAATAATTTATGCCGCTTATCGTGGAAACCGGTCAAGGCATCCCGAATGCTGACTCTTACGTCAGCCTGGAAGACGGGCGCGCACTGGCCGCTAAGTATGGTCTCGAACTACCGGAAGATGACACCGCGGCGGAGGCCGCTCTTCGTAATGGTGTGGTGTACGTCGGCCTTTTTGAGTCTCAGATGTGCGGACGTCGTGTATCTGCAAACCAGGCGCTAGCGTTCCCCAGAACGGGTGTTACCCTGCACGGGTTCCCCCAGCCATCTAACGTCATCCCTCCGTTAGTTATTCAGGCTCAGGTAATGGCCGCGGTTGAGTACGGCGCAGGCACGGACGTTCGGGGGTCTACAGACGGGCGCGAGGTGCAGACGGAGCGAGTAGAGGGTGCAGTAACCGTGTCCTACTTTAAGAATGGCTACTCAGGCGGTACAGTAAGCATAACGGCAGCCGATGACGCGCTACGTCCTCTTTTATGCGGGAACAATAATGCCTACTCCTTTAATGTTTTCCGGGGTTAATTATGGCTAAAACTAAATCGGAAATATTCGCCCTGATTGGCGCTAACTTCCCTGATAACCAGTCCGGGTTAATTACACCTGAAAAGTTGCGCGAAGTTACCACTCAGATGGCTGACTCTATGCTATATGGTGTCAAGGAAGTGGAAGTACTTCGTGCATCGTCTGCGGATATTCAGGCACCTACTACAACCGGCACGGCATTAACTGTAGCCTTTGGTGGTGCGCAGAAAACAAGCGCCGACCCTGTAATGATTAGCGCTTCCGGGGTAGTTACGTTTAACGTCGCCGGTAACTACGCTATCCGTGTTAAGTTACAGGCCGGTCGCACCGGGGCGAGCGGAACATCCATCCTTCTGTCGCGGGTTTTGCTGGGTGGTGTGCAATTCGGATCACCCGCCGCGACTAAACTGGCGAGCGCGGATTCCACAATCCCCATTGAATCCCGTGTTGTTGTTAACGCCGTCGCCAGGCAAAACTTCGCGGTAGAGATTATGCGCGATGCCGCCGGTTCTAACTTCGGCGGATTATACCCACAAGCGGCAACGGTTACTTCGTGGGGTGTAGCGCCGTCAGCCTTATTGGTTATCTCGAGACTGGAGGCTGCGTAATGAGCACCGCTTTCAGTAAAAGGATGCAAGGTGTAGGGACACGCCTGCTAACAAAATACGGCAGCACAGTAACTTTGATTCAGAAAGGGCAAAAAACATGGGACCCTGTTTTAGGTGAGTACGTTTGGGGGGTGGACACGACGGTCCCTCTTAAATCCGTTCCTGTACCGGTTAATGCTGGTCTGGTAAACGGAACCACCATTCAGGCAGGGGATATGGTGGTTAAGGCCGATTACAGCGTAATTCCTAAGATGGATGATAAAGTACAATTCAATGATGAACAGTGGTCTGTGGTCGCCATCGAGAAGAAGATGGTTAACGATGACGTTGTAGCGTACTTTATTCAGGTGAGAAAATGAGTTTTGCTCTTGATGTGTCCAAGTTCGTGGAAAAGGCTAAGAAGAATCCTGAAAAGGTAATTCGTCAGGTATCTATCAAGTTGTTTTCTGCGATTATCAAAGCGAGTCCTGTAGATACAGGTCGCTTTCGTATGAACTGGATGGCGTCCGGCGGTACTCCCGCCGACGGAACTACGGACGCTACCGATAAAGCTGGCACCACGGCGACCAGTAATGCCGCTAATTTCGTGCTAAATGCCGCTGACTGGCACACGTTTACTCTAACTAACAATTTACCGTATGCGCAGCGCCTGGAGTATGGTTGGTCGCAGCAAGCGCCACAAGGCTTCGTTAGAGTTAATGTATCGCGTTTCCAGCAATTATTAAATGAAGAAGCCTCTAAGGTGAAATAATGGCAACATATTTCGAGGATTTAACAAAAGCATTCGACACGGCACTGGTAGCATTTGGCACGAACAACGGGATAAAGGTCGCACTGGAGAACATAGACGCACCTACGTCTACAGATACCCCATATCTTGCGAGTTATATGCTGTTGTCAGATACTGAACAAGCTGACTTGTTCTGGACTGAACAACGGGCGGGTGTTTATCAGGTAGACATTAACGTCGGGTCGGCCTTGGGTAGCGCTCCTATTAACCGATTAGCTGATAAGCTAAACGCCGCCTTCGCCGCCGGTAACTGTTTTAGTCGTAACGAAATCTGTGCTGAGGTACAATCAGTAAGCCTCGGTCCTCTTATTGTTGAGAATGGATGGGCGAAGAGGCCTCTCTCAATTAATTTCATAGCATTTACAGCGAGGATTAGATAATGGCGTTACAACCATATAAGGGCGCGATGGCCGCGCAGTTTTACGTTCTTGAGACGACGCCGGGGGTAACACCCGCTAACCCGGTATGGCAACCACTGCGCAACACTGGGGGTATTCCCGCCGTAACCCGCGACGCCCTCATCTCTAATGAACTGGACGGCAGCCGTGAAACATCATCTATCCGCACCGGTAACCGTCAGGTAACTGGTGAATATGCTATTGAACTTAGCGCGGAAAGCCAGGATGAGTTGCTTGCTGGCGCAATGACCAGTTCCTGGGTAGCAGGTTCCACTAAATCTGGAATCAGCGTTACCGTAGACCCGGTGGCGAAAACTTTCACACGCACCACCGGCAGCTTTGTAACAGATGGCGTTGAGGTAGGCGACCTAGTGCAATTCGACGGTTTATCCGGAAATAACGACAAAGCGTTCATGGTCACGGCTGCCACAGCTACAGTTATAACCGGAGCGGGCATCCAGCACACCCTTACCGCTGAATCAGACGCCCAAGCCGATTTGCGTATCGCAGATAAACTTGAAACCGGTAACTTGTGTAAAACCTATTCAATCCTGACATGGTTGAAAGGTAAATGCGGAAATCCTGATTCGTACATCATAACTCGTGGTGTCGAGTTTACCGGGTTCACTATCGAACAGGCTGTTAACGCGATGGTTACAGGCTCATTCCCGTTCATTGGTCTTAATCAGGAAATTTTACAACAACCACCGAGCGGTTCAGATTTCACGACCAATTTTAGCGCCCGTCCGTTTGCATCGGTTGATGTATCCGCCTATGACGGCGCCGCTCCGCTTAAACTTATTGACACGTTCACCATCACTAACGACAACAGCGCGTCCGCACAGTTCGAGTTAGGAAATAACAGCGTGGCATTTGTCGAACGTGGCCGCGCGGCTAACACCTTCTCGTTGGCGGGTAAGCTGTACGACATGACGTTATTGAATAAATTCCTGAACGAAACGCAAATGGAGGTATCTTCTGTTCTGAACGGCCCAGACGGTGCCATGAGTTTCACCTTAAAACGCGCTTCGTTGACATCAGCAACTCCGGAAATCGGTGGTCCCGAATCTGTCACCCTTTCTCTTGAGGGACAGGCAACCGGTAACCAGTTCCAGTCTTCAATTGTTATCCAGCGCATTAAGTACGCCTAAGAAAAAGGCCCCGAAAGGGGCCTTAGTTTTAAATCAAGCCTTCTGCCGTTAACTTACCGATAATCCACATTTCACCTTCAGCGAAGAACATAGCCTGTGAATGCCCAGTTTCTGTTTCACGCATAATGCCGTAACCCTTATCGATGAACCATTGCTGGAAGACACGACCGCGTTTTACGGAGCGATTGTATACGCCAAATTGTTCAAGTTGTTTATTCATCCACACGGCAGATTGACCTAACTTCTGGGCAACCTGCGTCGCGTTGTACAAGTTATTTCTGTCGATGATGCGGTCGTAGACATCAGCTTTTGGTGCCATTTCCTTGTTCTCAAGCGCAAGGCGTTCTTTCTCCTCCCACAAGTCCGCAGCCAACCTTAAAGCCCCCCCCATTGTCTTGGGCACCGGTAAGGATGGTTTGCTCGCTTGTGACTCCAGTTCCTGCCAACGGCGGATGATGGCAGCGCGCATTTTGATGCTGTACCCTGAAATCAGGATTAATGTATTTTCTTTGTCTAAGAGAAATACCTTACTTGGTCTGCCCCCGTTTGAAGGCAAAACCTTTTCCTCAAAATTGAGGGAAAGTTCCTGTGCCATTTTTAATATATCGCGTCGTACGTTGTCGTGTTCTTTCCCCGTCAATTCCGCAATCTCACGGCTGGACATGGTTTGTGCTTCACTAACATTCATTAATTCGTTCATGGTTTCATCCCCTCTTGTTGGTGTAGATATATTTAACTTCGAACATTCTTATCGTTCAAATCAGATTCTTTATCGTGACGATAAAAAAAAGCCCCGAAAGGGGCCTTTTTCTCACTCATCAATATTACTACGGTATTTCCGTAACTTCTCCAGACTTTCAATTGCTTCTGCTAAGTCGGTTCCTGTGTCCTTGTGCCCCCGCAAGCCCATACACAACAGTTTCTTCAACGCATGCTGTAGTGCCGGGTCGCGGATATCAAATGCCCTCAGAACGTCGTACACATCACAGGTAATGCTATCTCCGTCAGTATTTGTCATTGTGCGATTGTATTTGTTAGTCATCTTTATGCCCTATTTATAGCCGTTGTTGAATGTTGTCAGTCCATGATTTATGTGGAACCTATTAGCCACAGACATGTAAATTCTTTCCGCGAAAGCGTCCTCTATTCTGTCAAATGTTTTACTAATCTGCTTACCGTTGACAACGGCATAAGCTCTCCACTTAGCTTTTCCTTTCCGCGCCACACCCGTAACTCCTGAGGTATTATCTTTGCGCCTTTTCACGTTAACCATGTTGTCCCTTCTGGATTTGCATGACAGGTTTTCAATTCTGTCGTCACAGGTATCATGGTTGGTGTGGTCTATGACAAATCCTTTTGGAATCTTACCTGAGAACATCTCATACACCACCCTAGACCTTTTAAACTTACGGTTACCGAACATGACATACCAATAGCCGTTTTTACACAAACTCCCGGCCACATCCCCTACATTCACATCGTTACGGTGACATGATTTGACTTTCCAGTATAGGACGCCGTTTTTGTAGCTAAAAACCTCACTCCAATCCATCCTTTCACCTACATTTTAGTATGTTGATTTGGGGTTTATGTCTCGCAGCATTTCAACAGGTATACTTATGCGGGACACCTCCCCGTAACGTTTATGGTATGTAATCACATTTGCGCTTCTACCTGAATAATAACCGCCTTTACTAGAATACTCATCTTTAGCCGCTAATGTCTGGTGTTGCTCAACAATTAGAAGATTAGTCTCTTTAACCGCCCGGTGGTGGAGGTGACCCGTATGGACATATGTGAACTTACACTGCCCGTACATCTCCCGATACTTACCTATTATAGACTGCTCTACTTTAGTAAAGTTAGAACAAAGCCCGTGATGTGCTGAAATCATACAATCCCCGAACTTATACGCATAATACGGCGACACCTCCCGGTTAACCTCGACGCGAGGCTCATTTGTATACACCTCGTAGAACATCTCTCGGAGCCACAGGGAAGAACTAAGGTCGTGGTTACCCTCACAGATAAGAAGTTTAACCTTCTTGTGTTTTCGCAAGCACAGCGAGACAGCCAGCTTGATAACCTTAATGGCGGTACGTATCATTTTAAACAGGCGACTATCAGCAGAAAGAATATGACCGCTCATGGGGGTCATTGCCTTCATGCCATCGTAGTGCATTTGGTCCCCTAAGAAGTTAATGATACATTCGCCGCTCTGCGGGCTCATACAAACCGCACTGTTGAACCAGTCAACTGCGAGAGATTCCGCGATTGTGGTATCGTAATCATCCCCGCCTTCTTCTCGACACGCCAGCATTCCAATGTGATGGTCCGTTATTGTGTAGAGATTTAATAAGTCGTCATCTGTGCCATTTTTGGGCAAAGTGACAGGTTTATATTTAGGTAAATCTTTTTTCATCTCATCCACAACGGCTCGCATCAACTCGACCTGGCGCTCGGCGTCGGCGTCAGTCTTAACCCATTGAAGTTTCGTGTTACCGAACTCATCTACCAGTGACGACGTACCCTTAATCTTATACCCATCTGGCACAAGGTGGCTTACGTCGCGCCCGTGGCCAACTCCTTTCTTTGCCAGGCGCGCGGAACGAAGCTGAACATTACGGCGGGACATGTTGTACTTCTTAGCTATTTCAGTCGGGCCGAGCCCGGCATTTAGCTCTTGTTGCAACTGTTCATCTGTTATTTTGCGAGTGACCATGCTTATTTCCTGATTGTTTAAGACAAATCTGATTCTAATAACGTAAGTTTAATTTAGCCAGATTATTTACCATTAACATTAGAGTTACAGGCCCAGATGAGAGCCCCAACCCACGGCAGAAGAATCCACCCCAGTAAAAGATTACATACGAATATTCCTAATTTCGCTTTATGATTACGTAGCAAGGCTACCAGGAACGGAATGAAATAGATAAACGCGATAATACCGATAAAAACGCTCATGTTCTTAACCTCATATTGTTTAGTTGACGTAGGGATAATAGGACACTATTAACGGTTATGCAAGCTATTTTGTTATTCTTATTTGGCGTCTACGGTCGCACCGGAAAAGCGGGTGGTTCCCGCCTGGCGCAACTACCAACCAGTAACCGACTAACCAAAGGGCATTACTATGAAACTTAGCGATTTTTACTACGAAGCAGAAGCCGAGAAAGGCGCGCGCATGCCGATCCCTTTAAAAGACGGTACAGATTCAGGAGAATGGTTGAACGTTGTCTCCCCGGAGGCCGATGTCGCGGTTAAAGCTATGCGTGCCTTCACCCTGGCGTACCGAGCGGCGGTAGGTAAATTAAAACCGCTTCGGGATAAATGCGAAGAGCAAAAAGACTTCTCAGAATACAATTTAAAAATGGAAGACGCGGCAGGAGACCTAAACCGACAATTGGCTCTCGAATTGGTGAATGGCTGGAGTCTCGATGATGAGTTCACTAAGGAAAATCTTGAGACTCTTCTCACCCAATATAAGCGCCTGGCGGAACATGTAGTCGTATTCCACCACGAACAGTTGCGTCAATTGCAGGAAAAGTAGACGCGTTGTTTCAGTTTGCCCGTTGGAACTTCATAACCCGCCACGAAAGGCGCAAGTTTGACAGTATAGCCGACGGGCACAAAGCCGCGCTTATCGCTATGGGGGTAATAGAAGACGCGGAAGAAACAACGCAGGACGCCGGGCCTGAATGCCCCCCTGAACTACTAACCACTTTTGAGAAGTATCGTGATGTTAAATTTACCCGCCGCGTCGATGATGACGGCGTAAAGCTATATCCGAGAGAGCAACTTAGCTGGTCGGATTTAGTGGCATATAGCACTATTTCAGGTCAGAATATAGGGATGTTTGAATCTGAAATTATCATGGGCTTAGACGCCATTTTTGAGGGCAGAAACGATGGCTGATGTAGCTAGCTTAGTAGTAAAGGTAACCGAACAAGGCGCGAAGGCCACATCAGACCGTCTTGATAACCTCTCTAAATCCGCAAAAGTTGCGGGTGCCGCTGTTACCGGCCTGGCCGCCGTCGTAGCCGCTGCAGCCTATAAGGCGGCTCAGGAACTAGTCGAGTCACAACGGCAACTGGATAAGATGTCGGCCAGCCTGAAAACACTAACCGGAAGCACACAAGGTGCAAAACAGGCCCTGAGTATACTACAGGACTTCGCCCGTGACACACCTTACGGCCTTGAACAGGCGGTAGAAGGGTTCCGTAAACTGGTAGCTCTAGGCCTCACCCCATCAGAAGAAGCGCTCCGCTCTTACGGCAATACTGCATCCGCAATGGGTAAAGACCTTAACCAGATGATTGAGGCCGTCGCGGATGCGAGCACCTTTGAATTCGAACGTCTGAAAGAATTCGGCATTAAGGCCAAGCAGAACCAAAGTGATATCGAATTTACCTTCCAGGGGACGACTACTGTAGTTAAGAAAAACGCTGCCGATATTGAGCAATATCTTCTCAACATAGGTAACGTTAACTTCGCAGGCGCTATGGCCGACCAGGCGAACACGCTCAATGGTGCTATTGCGAGCGCAGAAGACTCGTGGTCTCAGTTGAAGATGACCCTTGCCACTAGTCTCGATGTAGGGTCACTGGCGGAACCTTTACGCTATGTTGATGACCTGATACAGGAGATAAACGCTCAGGTCGCATCCGGTGAGTTCGTAGCCGAGATGCGGATGTGGGGTGACATGGCATCCGATGTTGGGGGCGCGATAGAGGCCTCATTCGACGCGGCGTTTGGGATGGTTGCAGACGCGTTAAACGCTTTGAACTCCGCCTGGACTTACACCAGTGAAAGCATTACCGGAAGCGGAGAGGAGACCGCATCTACGATAGCTGAGTCAGCGGCGGATGCGCTGGACTTCATTGCCCAGGAATTTACGGCAATGGAGCGGTTTTTTGAAGATATGGTTAAAGGTGCTCAGGATGCGGGGCGTCTTGTAAAGGCCGCATTGACGCCGGGAGAGTCGGTAGCTGAGGCCAAGAACCTTAACTTCCAGTTAGCGCTTGCTATGGATACTCAAAGGGGTGTGGCTGACCTGACACGGAAAAGTTTCCGCGAACAAGTAGAAGCTCAGGAAGACCTTATCGCGCTGAAGCGAGCGGCTTACGACATCGATAAAGAAGCAGCTAAGGCCGAGGGGTTAGGTAAGTTTAAGGTATCAGGTAAGGACAGCGGTTCTACAGGTGATTCCGCAGACAAGGCCGCCAAGAAATCCGTCGACGCATTCGAACGCCAGAAGAAAGCCGCTGAGGATTTCTATTATCAGTCAATCCACCTTAACGACGACGTATTCCAGAAGATACAAGCTAACCAAGAAGAGCAACTTACAAAGCTACAGGAGTTCTACAGCAACCGTCTCCTTAGTGACCAGCAATACGAAACCGCTAAGACGCAGATTATGCTCGAGGCGGATACGGCCCGCCAGGCTGAATTAGATAAACGCGAGAAAGAGCGCCTGGAAAAACAGTTCTCCGCGGACGCGTACGTCGCTCAGATGCAAGCCCTTGCTGAAGGGGAGTTCGCGGAGTTAGACCGTCAGTATGAGGTCAAGCTACAAAAACTTAACGATTTTCATGCGCAGGGTTTGATTGCCGAAGAAACTTACCAACAAACGTTAAGCGCCATGGATGAATCTTACTCCCTTGACCGAGTGAAGGCGACCGGCGCGGCTTTCGGTAATATGGCTAGTAACATCGGGGCCGCGCTAGGAGAGGCTTCCACGGCATACAAAGCATTTGCAATTGCTCAGGCGACCATAGCTACGTACACATCAGCGGTCGAAGCGTATAAATCAACAGCAGCCATACCGGTAGTCGGCCCGTATCTGGCGCCTGTTGCTGCGGCTGCTGCGGTGGCGGCTGGTTTAGCAAACGTAGGTAAGATTCGCTCCGCCCGAGAACAGGGTGGTAACCTGGCCGCAGGGCAGATGTCCACTATTGCAGAACGTGGTAAACCAGAAGTAATCATGCCTGCTAGCGCCTCCCGTGTCCGGACGGCGGAGCAGATGCGACAGATTATGGGCGAGAATGGCACTAAATCAGGTGGGGATAATGTTACTATTGTAAACAACACCACTGGAAGAATTGATTCGGCTGCAACAGAACGCGACGACGAAGGTCGTTTACGTATTATAATCAGTGAAACCGTAAGTTCCGCGCTACAGGATAGTAACAGCGCTATTTCTAAGGCACGTCGCGCTACACGCGGCCAACCAGGATATTGATATGAGCGATTACCATTTCCCGGCCTCTTTGAGGCCGATAGTATCAAAAGGATACTCGATGACTCGCGGCAACAACGTGTGGCGGGTAGACCTGGCCGGTGGCGGAGTTCGCCAGGGGCGTGATACATACTTTGATGTGTTCCCGATTAGCGTTACGCTGGTCGTGTCGCCACTGGGTAGACAAGCATTCCTCAGTTTCATGGAGAAGGTAGACGGAGGGGCTTCCAGTTTCTGGATGAAACACGACCTTGGCCAGGGTATTGACGATTACCAGGTAACGTTAACGTCCACGTGGAACGAGTCCACAGATGACGGAAAGAATTGGGTAATCACCTTCACGGCCACCGCCGAGAAGTCGCCATTCCAGGAAGCCAACAACGCTTGCCTTAACCAGAACCTACCCGATTTGTACGGGTGCTATGGCGATTGCCTTGGCGAATTCCTTAAAACCTATGGAGTGTATCAGACTACATTCCCGAGAATCTGGGACCCTATGCAATGAGTCAGGAATCAGTAGAAGCGGCATACCGGCGTAAACTGGCGTCCAATCCAGACGGTGAAATGGATTTTATTACTCTTGAGATATACCACCCACTTCTTTCGAAACGGTGGTTACTTGTGCGCGGAGTTAAAGACTTAACCGCAACTCTTGAGACCGGGGAGGTAGTGACGTTTGAAGGTACGCCGATGGAGGCTAAGAACGCCGCCAACAATAACGATATGGACCAGACCGCGTCCTTTTCGCTTCCGGATGTGCTTAACATACTGGATGAGGAAATGGACCGTATACCTTACGATAACAAGGAACTGCCTAAATTCATCTTCCGTCGCTATGTGAGTACGGACCTATCCTATCCATGCGACGGCCCGGTGGTTTATGAGTTGCAAACACTCACACAAGAAAAAGGTGTATTTACGGCGGAAACTGGTACGCCGATGCTTAACCAGCGGGCTACCGGTATTTTGATGACGCCGGAGGAGATTCCTTTACTTCGCGGGATACTGACATCATGAATATTAATGATTACACTGGCTTGCCGTATGACTTTCGCCGTCGTAATTGCTGGCATCACGTCCGCAACGTCCGCGCGGATGCTGGGTTATCAACTCCAATGTTTGACGTCACCAGCCCAACGGCAATAGACGCCGCCTTCGACGATGGCCACTCTAATCCGAAAGGTCTGGTACGAGCGGTCACACCGCAGAATTTTGACGCGGTTCTACTAGGAGTGAAACATAGGGGGCGAATAGTGTGGCATGCTGGGGTGTATTACGAAGGAATGGTTAGCCACTGTGAGCTGGCGTCCAGACAGGTTAGACTGGATAGTCTGGAAGACCTTAAAGATACTTATTCGGAGATTGAATTTTGGCGCTAGTAATCCACTATACCCGTAACGAAGACGGCACATTTGACGTTAAACGTTATCGCGATAATCCAATGAACTTCGTCGTGAACCATGTTCCGGACGGGGTTCCGGTACGTGTTTTCATTGACGAAATCGGAGAAGATAACGACGTAACAGAAGACTTCGAAGCACTGAAAGAAAACGCGACTTTCCACATTGTGGAATCTGCCGGTGGGGGCGCTATTAAAGGCGTCATGAAGGTTTTTAGCGTTATCCTTAAACCGCTGGCGAAACTACTATCACCATCCGTGAAAGGGGCGTCCTCTAACCTGGCGAACTCGCAGGTGGATTCCCCGAACAACAGTCTCACCGACCGCAACAACAAGGCGCGCCCGTACGAGCGCAGTTACGACATCTGCGGGACGGTGCAAACCATCCCAAATAACCTTATGTCTACTTATAAGGTGTTTAACGCCGCTGGTAAAATTGTAGAGTACGGCTATTACGACGCCGGGCGTGGTTACCTAGACATACACCCTGAAGGTATAACGGACGGGGATACCCGTGTATCGGATATAACAGGTACGTCGGTTGCCGTGTACTCACCATATACATCACCCAATAACACATCGGCGCCCCAGGTCATGGTCGGCGACCCTATAGAGCAGGGCCTGTACATTACCGTAGAATCTAACGAAGTAGACGGCGTGGTTCTTAAAGCGCCAAACGGTCTGGGTATTTCTTTCTCTTACATGTCCGGGTATCCGTCTTTGTCCGGGAACATTGGCACAATATATGACCCAACAGGTGGTTCGGATTTTTCTGGAGTGTTGGTGCCTAATGACACGTTTTCGTTGGTGTCAGCGTGGACAAATACGGACGTCGACCTATCCGGGGGTGGGTACCAAGTGTTAAGCGTATCCGAAGGGACAATTACATTTATTGTACCTGGCGGCCTTATCGGTCGGTGGCAAGAAATAAGACCAGGTTCATTTTTTCGAGGTGACGGAGAGGCGTCGCTGCAACCGGATAACACATACGAGAAAACCTTAACCGATTGGGTGTCAATAAACCGTACCGAGGTTGAGCGCATAGTTGCCAATATCGCCGCCGCCAATGGTATGTATAAAGACAACGGCAAATCTAAAACACTAGCGTCGGTTACCGCGGAGATACAGTACCAGCTGCTTGATGAAAATAGCACCCCTTATGGGCCGATATACACTGCACAAGGAACCGTGTCCGGGCGAACCCCAGACTACAACGGTGTCACTATTTACGCCGACCTGCCGGTTGTGTCGCGGGTGCGGGTGCGCGCCAGAAGGGTGACAGACCTCGACTTTAATTTCGAAGGCTCAGTGGTAGACGAAATAACCTACGTTAACCTGTACGGCCAGACCCGCGACAACACCCCGCACTACGGCAACCGAACCACTGTGCACTCAATGCGTAAGCAGACACCACGGGCTGCCGAAGTTAAGCAACCTCAGTTGCGCATGATTGCTACTGAAATGGTGTACAAATACCTCGGTAACGGTGTTTTCGAAGATACGATGACACCTAATACACAGGCTGTACAATCCCTCATCCGCCTGGCGCGTGACCCAGATGTGGGCGGTTTAAACCTGACAGTACGCAACATGGATAAGTTACTTGCCGTGCAGAACGAGGTCGAAGCGTATTTTGGTGACAAGCAAGCGGGGGAATTTTGCTACACGTTCGATGACTATAAAACCACTATGCAGGACATAGTTAGTACTATAGCCAACGCTATCTTCTGTACGCCATACAGGCGTGGGGCGGATATCCTTCTCGATTTTGAACGCCCTCGCATGGGCCCCGAGATGGTGTTCACCCACCGAAGCAAGGCTGGTACTTCCGAAAAATGGACCAGAACCTTTAACGATGCTCAGGTGTTCGATAGCCTTAAATTCTCGTACATAGACCCAAAAACAAACGTTAAAGAAACAATAACAATACCAGAAACTGGTGGGGTTAAAACGGAGACCTACGATTCAAAAGGTATTCGCAACTATAAGCAGGCTTTCTGGGCAGCGCACCGCCGCCACCAGAAGAACATTTTAAAGAAAATTTCAGTGTCGTTTACCGCCACGGAAGAGGGTATTTTTGCCCTTCCGAATCGTGCCGTTAGTGTGGTTAAGGGTTCGCGTATGGCTACCTACGATGGCTACATAACCGCAGTAAACGGGCTCACCGTAGAACTGTCACAACCAGTTAAGTTCACATCCGGAGATGACCATTATTTGGTTCTGAAGCTACGTGATGGCGGAGTCCAAAGTGTTCGTGTTGTCCCTGGTGCACATGACCGACAAGTAATTATGACGTCTGTGCCGCAAGAAGCCATTTACACTGGTAATAGCGCTTTGAAAACTGAATTTTCATTCGGCAACGAAGCAAGGCATAATGCTCAGATGATTCTTGTTTCTACGGTAGACCCTGGCGATGACAGAACAGTCAAAATAACCGGGTTTAACTATGACAAGGATTTCTATAAGTTTGACAACGTGCCTCCTTTCGGTCGTGCGTTCTCTAACGGATTCGATAACGGTTTTAACTAAGAGGATAGCCATATGTCCAGCGGTTGCGGTGATGTATTGTCACTTAACGATTTACAGGTAGCTAAAAAACACCAGATTTTCGAAGCCGAGGTGATCACCGGTAAACAAGGCGGTGTAGCAGGCGGCGCGGATATCGACTACGCCACTAACCAGGTAACCGGGCAGACGCAGAAGACGCTACCGGCAGTCTTACGTGATGCTGGTTTCTCCCCGGCATCTTTTAATTTTACGACCGGGGGTACTCTCGGCGTAAACGACGCAGATAAAGCAGTTCTTTGGCCGAAAGAAGATGGCGGGGACGGTAACTATTACGCATGGCGTGGCTCCCTGCCGAAAGTTATCCCTGCGGCATCGACACCTCTTACGACAGGCGGCATTTCGGATTCCGCTTGGGTCGCGTTCGGAGATATTACCTTTCGCGCGGAAGCGGATAAGAAATTTAAATACTCCGTTAAGCTGTCCGACTTTACTACGTTACAACAATTGGCGGATGCCGCCGTTGATAGTGTTCTTATTGACCGCGATTACACTTTCAGCAATAACGAGACCGTTAACTTCGGCGGGAAGACCCTGACCATCGACTGTAAAGCGAAGTTTATCGGCGACGGAAACCTGGTATTTACGCAATTAGGTAAAGGTTCCATTGTAATAGCCCCCTTTATGGAGAGCGCTACAACGCCGTGGGTGATTAAACCGTGGACTGACGATAATCAGTGGATAACCGACCCCGCGGCAATCGTGGCCACACTTAAACAGTCTAAAACAGATGGATACCAGCCGACGGTAAACGATTATGTCAAGTTTCCTGGTATAGAATCCCTTCTCCCTCCGGAAGCTAAAGGGCAAAGCATATCTTCTACCCTGGAAATTCGGGAATGTACAGGCGTCGAGGTTCACCGGGCGAGTGGTCTTATGGCGTGTTTCCTGTTCCGCGGATGCCATTTCTGTAAGATGGTAGACGCTGACAACCCGAGCGGCGGAAAAGACGGCGTAATTACCTTTGAAAACCTGAGCGGCGATTGGGGCAAGGGTAACTATGTCATTGGTGGTCGAACCTGCTACGGGTCAGTAAGTAGCGCCCAGTTTTTACGTAATAACGGCGGCTTTGAACGCGACGGCGGGGTTATTGGGTTTACCTCATACCGTGCAGGGGAAAGCGGTGTTAAGACGTGGCAAGGCACGGTAGGTTCTACGACCTCTCGTAACTACAACCTGCAATTCCGGGATTCAGCAGTGCTATACCCTGTATGGGACGGCTTCGATTTAGGCGCAGATACCGACATGAACCCAGAAGATGACCGCCCGGGGGATTTCCCCATTTCTCAGTACCCGGTACATATGCTCCCTTTAAACCATTTGATAGACAATCTATTTGTTAGAGGTTCGCTGGGGGTAGGTTTCGGTATGGACGGGCAAGGTCTGTATGTCTCTAACATAACCGTCGAGGATTGCGCTGGTTCTGGGGCTTATATTCTTGCCCACGAAACAGTATTCACTAATATCGCAATAATCGACACCAATACTAAAAACTTCCCCGCGAACCAGATATATATCTCAGGGGCCTGCCGTGTAAACGGCCTTCGTTTGGTCGGCATCCGTTCAACTACCGAACAGGGCATGACGATAGACGCACCTAACTCCACTGTAAGCGGAATAACGGGCTTCGTGGACCCCTCAAGGATTAACGTAGCCAATTTGATGGAGGAAGGTCTTGGTAACTCTCGCATAAACAGTTTCAATAATGGTTCTGCGGCGCTTCGGTTTCGTATTCATAAACTGTCAAAAACCCTTGATAGTGGGTCCGTGTACTCCCACATTAACGGCGGGCCAGATTCTGGTTCAGCATGGGCCGAAATTACCGCTATTTCGGGGTCATCGCCGGATGCCGTGTCATTAAAAATAAACAGGGGCGATTATCGCGCGGTTGAAATACCGGTAGCGATGTCTCCCCTACCGGACAACGCTGTCAGGGATATCGGGTCTATCTCAATGTATTTAGAGGGTGATAGCCTTAAGGCGTTAGTTAAGCGGGCCGATGGAAGCTATACAAGATTAACTTTGGCATAAATAGTAAAGGCCCCGTAAGGGGCCTTAATTTATGATAACAGAACCACAGCAGCGGTAAGTAAAGCGACCGCAGCCAATCCGTAGCCTATTAAAAAGCATTTCGCGCCAATTGAGTATTTCATTTAGCGCCCCTCTCTTTGTCAACTTCCTGTTGTTCTAGTAGCCAGTCAAGTTGCGCGTTAGCGGCGTCTCTTTGCTGCCGTAGCCGTAAAACCTCTTCTTCGAGTTCCCCGATACGTTTTATTTCTCGCTTTAATCGCATAGCTAGAAGTTGCTCGCGGGAATTAATGGCGTCTTTTATCAATTCGTTGCAAGCGTCGATATCAAACTCATTATTCATCTCTTACCTCGTCTCTTCATATAATTAAGCAACTCTTCCTGGACAGATTTTTTCTCGTCCGTACGCGCGGCAACGACCTCATCCAGCGTGTCTTTAGCGACTATGTGATACAGGAACACTGGACGCTCGTGGCCAGCCTGTTTCTGGCGTACAGGACCTATACGCTCGACAACCTGCAAATAGTGCTCCAGGTTCCAGCCTTGCGAAATAAACGCCAGATGATGCCCGCCGTCCTGTAAATTCAAACCATGGCCCGCCGATGCAGGGTGCACGCACAAAATCTCGATTTCCCCGCGGTTCCAAGATTCCATCTGCTTATTACCCTTAGCACCTTTCGCAAACGCCTGCGCCTGGGGGAATCGCCTAAGAATGCGCTCAAGTTCGTGCTTGAACTGATAGGCCACCAGCAGCGGCGCACCCTGCAACTCCTCGACAATGGACTCTAACGCATCGAGTTTCGCGTCGTGCACTTTCTCCCAGTCTTTCGTTGCTTCACCATCCGGCCCCGACACATACACGGCACCGGAAGCAATCTGCAAGCACTTAGCCGTTTTAGCGGCGGCGTTAGCCGCTTCAACTTCTCCGCTCTCCAGTTCCGCGAATAACTTCTCCTCCATATCGATGTAGGCTTGACGCGCTTTCTTCGGCAGGTCAATCTCAACCGGTACAATAACCGGTGCTTCACAACCGAACCACTCGGCGGCATCAATGGTAAGGCTGATATCCTTCATCTTCTGGTGAATCTCGTTATCCGCGCCTGGGCGAGCATGGTACTCCCGCGCCATCGCAGATTTGCCTTTCTGTACCGAGTTAAACCATCTATCGGTAAAGGCCGTGTATGAAGACCCAAGGCGTTCACCCGCGTCGATGAACCAGTTCTGACCCCACAAGTCTTTGAGGCCGTTTGGTGATGGTGTACCGGTCAGGTTAATGAAACGCTTAACTTTACCGAACGCCACCTTACTAAGCGCCTTTGCCCGCTTGCTACCGCCTGAACGGCTGCGGAAAGATTTCAGTTTCGTGCTCTCATCGGCCACGATAACAGTAAAAGGCCAGTCGTCTTTGCCGTAGTAATCAATCAGCCACTCGATAACTTCGTAATTTGTGCAAACCACGTTAGCGTCTGACTCCAGCGCCGCGATGCGTCGCTTCTCAGAACCAGTTGCATCTACTACACTCAGACACGGGAAGTTCCATTTCTCTTGTTCTGCGGGCCACGTACCTGACGCAACGCGCAACGGGGCGAGGATTAACACTCGGTCGTCGTCATTAAGTTGCCCATTACGGAACAGGCGGCTAAGCACCCACATTGTCGAGCTTGTGTTGTGCGTTACGGTGAAGTCGCCTAATAGAAACCGGTGGTCACCGTCGATAGTGAAGCCGTAATAATCATCTACACCGACCGGGGTTATAGATTCTATCCCGACGTTAAGTACGTTTTTATTAATATTACGCTTCGGTAAATTCTGGTGGCGGCCACGCACGAAAGGCACCTCAGAAAAATCGCCTGATACCGATACGCGGAAGTAATCCCCCCAAACATCAGTGTTTGCGCAACGCTTACGAGTTTTCTTCTTGTAAGCGGCGAAACCAAGAGAACGGCATAGATAGCAAAAATCATCAGCGAGTCGCTCGCTTACCGAAATCCAGTCAAAACCTGCTTTAGACAAATCGCAGTAACCATCACTATCCAGAAGCCCTGCCAGCAACTCTAAACGCTGTCTCCGGTCGCCGCATTTGTAATTATGCGGTATATGCTTATTGTTCAGGACACCCGCCGATTTCAGCGCGTGCGTAAACCCGTGCTTCTTATGACCTGTGTTGCCGTGAGATATACTCCATGTAAGTCCTTCTTTTCGTATTTGCATCCCATTACGTGCTGCGTACGACTCAAGATACGCCCTTATTTCCTTTTCGTTCTCTCCTGATGTTATGGCCCCAGACGACGAAGTACCGTCGCCCAGCCATAGCCCCATAAGGTACGGAGGCAATAAAGCCTCGTCCTGCTCTTTCCTTGGAAAATCGACAGGTACCCGCCAACCCTTAAGATACCCATTAGGCCCGGTTACATATTTCGGCAACTTAAGCCAGTCGCGGACGCTTATGTCGAAAACGGTGTTATCTGGCCATGAACCTTTTGCGATACCTGTAGTAGTTCGCAGTGATAATATATGGCTTTCGTTTACCGTATACGACTCGCCTTTTCGCGGTTTAACCTCGTACATCATCTCCCGGCCTCTACCGAGAGACAGTACATTTCTAGGCGTTGAATCTGGTCCCATAAGCACGTCACCGACGATGACGTCTTCTACTTTCTTGGTCGTACCGTCAAACATAATAACTTCAGTCCCGCGTTTCAGGCACTTGCCGCTGCCCATACTTGCCCAGATATTACAGCGCGGGTGTCGCAGCATGAACGAGGTCATGAGCTTTTGATAAGGCCTTCTAGTGAATTTACTCATTTCACCACCAGTACCAGTTCCTTCCGCCCGAACGCCGTAACGTTACCCGTTACATCTTCGATAACCAGTTTACCGTTCGACTCGACGAACACAGTATCAACGGCAACAGGACTGCGGGTCTTAACGTTGAAAATCATGTCTCCAGGTACGATGTCACGTGCTGGTTTGCGGTCATATTTGTATTTCATTTCTCAATTCCTTATTTCTGTTTGGTGTGAACTAAATATAATAGTGTTCTATTAATTTATCAACCTGTTTCTTCGACCCAACAACAAAAACACTCGCACCGCGCTTTCTAAGCCGCTCGTGCTCCCGTAACTGGTGCGGGTCCGGCTTCGTGTTTTCGTCTTTCTTCACCTCGACGAACCAGACGATGCCGCCAGGGAGAACTATCAACAGGTCAGGAGCACCGGAGCGCCCCTCATAGGAAAGTTTCCGAACGAGGCCACCAAGGGCCTCAAATCGCTCCTTTGCGTATTTTTGCACGCGCCCTTCAGGCGTACTCATCTATGCACCCCTCACGTTTCGTGTGCTCGATCCCGCAGCGCGGACAGATTCGGCAGTCTTCTTCATGGAAATAATAAATAATCAGTTTACTTAGCATACCGTTTTAACTCCGCACCTTCCGCTACAAGAGGAAAACCCTCGGCCCATTCTGGCAATGCACACATTAGCTTTTCCAGTTCTGCTACCGTGTAATCTGATGTATCCGGAGTCTCGCATACCAGTTCATCGTGAACAGAAAGAACTATTGGATACCCACCGGCTTCTACATTAAGCATCGCATAGGCCAATAAGTCACGGCACAACGCCTGAACGATGTTCTCACAAGCCTTTCCGCCGTGTGTGTACAGGGTAGTCCACTGCCGTGTTAACTGGTTCTCGCCCTGGTACTTAATTCTTACATTGGTGTTTACCCGCCCGTCTTCGTCGGTTTCCTTTGTCACACTCACGCCGATTCCCGGATACGATAGGATACGGCCTGACGGCAACTCCATACACAACCACCAGCCAGGAACCTTCCTGCCCGACGAATCAAATTCTACGGTACGCCATATGCGGATAGCCCTTTCACCATTCCGGCGCAAGTGTGCCCCAGCCCAAAATTCACAACCAGGATTACGAACAGCGGCTAAAATTCCGTCTTTAAGGTCGCGCCAGAACGCTACTGTTTCAGGGTGTGACTCACGCCACATACGCTTGATCGCGTCACATGTGCGCCATACTTTCTTGTCCAGAATATACGAGGGTCGATCATCCTTTTCACCGGGATGCGGTGGTCTCTTGGCTTCCTGAATACGCGCCCACTCATACCCACGTGCGGTAGCAGCCCAGATGTGGTCGGGGAAAGTCCCGTCCATTGTTTTTGCCATCTCAATAAGGTCAAGACCCAGGTTTTTAGCAAACGTAACGAACGCTCCGACACCTCCCTCGTAGCCGAGGCCCAGTTCGCAGTTATGCGCCACAAGAAAGCCCGAGTCTGAGGCTATAAGAAAACGGTTGCCGTCTTCCACATCAATCAGGTCGTAAACTGGCTCGCAGTAGGTCAATTTCCCGTTCAAGCTCAGCAATGCGGGCAACGGCTGCATCATACTTTCGTTGAAGCTCAGGTATTCGACGTCTGTTACGGCAGTTTTCAGAACGGCTGACAAACCGAATGTTGCCAGGCTCGTAGTTACCGTCTGTGTCGATTCGGTCCATTTCGAGGTTTGGGTCATCCCAGCCTTCCAAAGTTTGAACATATCTAAGAAACGACCTTTTATCGGCCCTCCACTGGCCAAATACCGTGATACCCCTAGCCCCATAGTTTTTGTAACTCTTGTTTCCGGGGCTTGTTGTCCGCACGATTGCCGCGGACAACCGGTTGAGCAATCGCGTTCTGTGCGCATCATCCGGCATTGCGTCTTCGTAGCAGAAATATTTTTTACGATATTTTTTTGTTGCTTCAAGGGCGCAGATGTTGCATTGAGTGGTTTTACCCGCTCGGACGTTGTCATAATAGACCCGCCCCGGCATCTCTCCGCAATCACATTGGACGAGTAGTTGTCTTTGGCCTTGTCGTTTTGGTAGCTCACGTAGGATAACCAGGCGTCCATACCTATCTCCAGGGCGCGGTCCATCATATATTTGTTTGAAACGAGTTGCTTTGCCTCCTTCCAGGAATGCGTCAAGATTCTGTGGTCTTCGGTCATTAGTACCCCGTCCACATTTATCACCGGTTTCCACCCCATAAGGTGCGCGCCTTTTGTATCCACCCATTTTTCACCACTCCATACTTTATCTGTTGATGTAACCGCCATAATATCCTTAAATCCGCCATCGGTTAAAACTTGTGTATGGCGGTGAAGGCAAGCCTTACCTATCTGGCGTAAGTCTTTACGTTCTTTCTTAATATCGTCGGGGTCCATGCCAAACATCTTACCTGCGGTTACGCAGTAAATATCCAGCCCGGCGCGGAACGTATCAAGCGCGGTTTCTTCACCAGCCAGCCACGCAAGCCCACGGCCTTCGACGTTAGAGTAATCCGCAACAACAAACTTACGCCCGGCTTCCGGGATAATGCAGCTTCGGACGGTAGACGCTGTTAGCTTGGCCACATCAAAACGGCGGTGTGCACGGCCTTTAAGTAACGCGGCAATACCCCTATCCAGTTCATCGTCGTGATAATACCCGCGCGCCAGGTTTTGCGGCTGAAAACCTTTCCCCGCCCACCGCAATGTTCGCTTCGCTCCTCCGTATTGCAGGCAACCACGGCGGCGGTCATCTGAAGAACGGCCTAACAGCAACGGCGCGTATTTCGTCGATGCGGTAGAAGCAGCCCCGAGACGCATCTCGATAATAGTGCGGGCGTCGTCCGGTAAATCCTCATCCGCCAGCAAATCGTTTAGTGTTGACTTCTGTGCGTTGTGAATGCGGTGCGCCGGCGCCAGTTCCTGTAAAATAGGCAAGAAGTCTTTGCCGGTTAGTGAACCGCCGTATTTGCGTTGGGCTTCTTCCTGTAGCTCTTCCTTGTGGCGCGTCACTGCTTCAATTGCGGCCTCAGCGAGGGCAACGTCAACCTTAAATCCGCGGTCGTTAATTACTTGGTCTAACCACAGCACGCGGTCTTCGAACTCAGAATTCCCCCACTTCGGCATTTTCTTATACACTTCACGCATAGACGTAATGTCGCTTTTTGCGTATGCGATAAATTCTGCCCACTCTTTTGGGTGGGTATCGGCGGTATATCGTCGAATCTTATAGTTCTTAGGCGTAGGCTTACTGAACCGCTGTATGAGCGCCTTACCGCGTTTATCCTTAGCCATGCTTGCGTCAATGTTTAAAACCTCACACAGCGTGGCCAGTGAACCCGGGAGGGCGTGTCGGAACGCTACTATCATAGTGTCTATAATGTTTTCTACCAGGAGTTCGAACCCCCAGCAATGCTTAATAACTGGTCGGTCGAACATAAGGAAGTTTTGGCCTACCAGTTTGAGATTGCTGTCTGGTTTTTGCAGCTTTAGCATCGCCCGACGCAAATCACGCGGCATATCGCTGCCGTCGGTGGCGTCCCATACTTGCACAGGGCCTTCATCGAAAGCGTAGGTGCAGATAACAATTTCGGTAGTCGGATGTTCGGCGTAAGCATAGGAACCGACTTTTTTTAAATCGGCTTCTGAAAATGTTTCAGTATCGAGATAAAGCAGATTCATTTATTTGACCCTTATAGAAAAGGCGACCGAAGCCGCCTTAATTGAAAAGAAAATATATTAACGGTTACGACGGCGTTCGCGACGCGGTGTTTCGTCTTCATCATCTTCCAGGTCGTCGACGCTGGCAGAAACCGCGGAACCACCGAATGCCTTCCCTTCACCGGCAAATTTAATGCCGTTTAGCTTTGCGCCTAAAACTTTATATTGCTCGGAAAACCAGATTTCGATTGAGATATTAGCCACACAACCGCTATATACCTGCTTGCCTTCAATCTGTTCACCGTCGATGTTGAAGTCTGGTTCTACCTGCTTTTCGCCCTTAACCGAAGTCAGGATTAATGGCTGTTGCTTGTTCTTTGCCTGGAAGTAAAAACCTTCCGGAAAGTCTTCGAACGGGTTATCACGTTCGGCGATGTCGCGCACGGCGCACTTGTCCATGTGCTTACCTTCGCCGTAGTTCTGCTTCATCCATTTCTCGGCGGCGGCCTCCCCCAATGCTTCCGACACTACAGCGAATACGGTATCACGAAGTTCTTCAATTTGCGGGTGTTCCGGAGTCAGGATAAAAGTACCGTTATAAGTACCTTTAGTAATGGAACCATCATTATTTTCACGGTCTTTAGCGCGTTCGAATACGTTCAACCATGCAGTTTGTACTTTACGAAGATTAAGTTTGATTCCCATTTTAGTTTTCTCGCATTTTAGAGTTTATCCGGGAAGCTGCCCGGTCAGTGATTAAGAATATAATAGAGTACTATTAACTTGTCAACCGAATTTTCGATTACGCCATGCTAAATATTTCATCCTCATTTTTGAGTCTAGCATCCTGTCCGCTAAAATTGCCGACGTTTCACCAACTTTCTCTAACGCTCTCATTAAATAGTATATAAAAGCCATCGATATTAGCGGGACTGCTAGCAACCACCATGTAAATTTCTTCATTACAAATCCTCCTCCGTAACATTTTTCCATTCTGGGCGTTTATCATCCACCGTTGCTACACATGGCGCGCCCGGCTTACGGGTCACGAGTTTAGCTAGCTCGGTCCAAAGTTCTGGGTCTTCCTTGCCAATAATCTTTTCCGCTTCGGTCGGTGATACCGGAACAGTCTTATCCAGCAGATAGCCGTTTACATGGTTTTCCCTGAATTTATTTACAGCGTCTTCATCTTTCCACGTGCGATTACCAGGACGGCCCTCAACCAGTTTGTAACCGGGAACTTTCTTACCGGAATGAAGCGCGGCCGCCATCGCTTTTTCTACTTTGTCGATGTGCTGACGCAAAAACGGCAACTTCTCATACTCAGCCACTAGTTGTTTAGTGGTAAGTTCTAACGCAAAGTCATCCTCTCTAACTGGCTTCTTAGGTAAATCTGTCTCGTCGGGCAGCAACTTAAGGATATCGCTAGGTTGAACATCCTCCCAAACGCTCATATAGTCCGCCTCGTTGCAGAACTTAGCCACCCGTTCTACGGCCCGCCGATATACATCTGCATCATTCTCCAGTTCTTTGGCCAGAACGGCATTGGATGCTCTAGTCCTTGCCTGGCACTGTTCTGAGAACCGGCACCACTGGCACCCATCAACCGACGGCTTGAAATCGGACGGTTTCAGATTTTTCTTACCACGGTGGTAGGCGTCGAGCGCAGCTACCGCGCGTTTCTGCGCAAACTTAGCGAACAGTTCAAGGCCTTCGACTGAGATGTCCCATTCCGACGCACCGCCAGCGTATGGCTGGAAGATGACCAGACGAACAACTGTTATGTTATAACGCCTCTTGAGTCTGCGATAAACACCGAGAGCATAGAGCATAAGTTGCTTGTTTTCTTTCGCCTCTACTCTATGGCGCCCTGTTTTAAGGTCGCCGATAATAAGCATGTGTTCGTCGGTGTTCGCCAGTCCCTGAACGGCTACAATGTCTGCGGTTCCGAAAGTCTCAACGCCTGCGTAACCCGGGTGCAGCACCTCCGTAAGATTGACACGCATTTCCAGCTTGGCGTAAGCCGCTACATCTATAATCGCTTTACAGTAGTCGGTGTACTTTCGCACCTGCTCGACCATGTCATCTGTAACCAGCACCGCGCCTTTCATCGGCTTAATTAGGGCCTTAACCGCGCCTTTACCTTCTTCCAGCACATATGCCCCTACATCTCGCTCTAACGGCAAAGAAGTGCCTTTGATGTACTGGTTAAGATGAATCTCGGCAAGTGTGTGCATCGCCGTTCCTAACACCGCGGCTTTACCGGACGTGTTGGGTATATCTTTTTCACAAGCCAGTGATGCACTGCACGCCAGCCACTTTTTGGCCCCAGACGGCGACAGCAGGGAATGCACATCGTTGTTGCCACCGCGTTCTTTTAATTTCATCCGTCAATCTCCATGTAAAGCGGCCCGAAGGCCGCTAGATAGTTATTCTTCTTCGAAATACTTGTTCTTGATTGCCGTCAGGCGCTCCAGGTATTCCGCGAGGTCTTCGTCTTTAATCGCGGCAATCTTCATCTTCTTACCGGTAAACTCTTCCAGCAGTTCATCGGAATCGTCGCACGCGGCGTCGCTGGGACCTTCGTTAATCGCATCGTCGATAGCCTGAATCTGGTCACGAAGAGACTGGTAATCGATTTCTTCCTTCTCTTCTTCCGGCGCAGGATCCTCTACTTTAGCTTTACGCGGCTTGCGCTTCGGTTTCTCTTCTTCCACCGGTTTAGTGTCAACAATGCTTTCACCTTCGACCGGAATCTCTTTTTCTAGCGCTTTGCGTACCGCGGAATTAGTCTGATACTCATCCGGCGTCGCCATTTCTACCGCTTTTTCTATCAACTCTTTGTTTACCGCAGTGATATCACTTTTAAGTTGGTACACAGTCTGTTTCGCGCTATTCGCAGCAATCAGTTCATGGGCAACTACGAAACGTTCAAGTAATACCAAGAATTTCTCTAACATTATTTGTTCTCCTGTTTAGTTGGTGATAAGAACTATAATCGTGCTCTATTATTTATGCAAGCACTTTTTCGTAAATTGCGTCGTGTATTTTATTACTGTACTATTACTACATATCTAACTAAGGAGTAAACATATGCAGCAATCCGAATTAGGCGCCCGCATAGAGCGCCGCCGCAAAGAAATCGGCATGGGTCAAACTGAGCTTGCTTTCAAAGCTGGCGTATCCCAAAGCCTTATTACCCATCTGGCAACCGGTCGGGTGTGTAAGGTAGACTGTTTTAAAATCTTCCACATTGCCGATGCTCTCGGTGTTGACCCTCGATGGTTAAGCTTTGGTGATACAGGGGCCTGATGGCCCCTTTCTTTTTACTCTAAATCCCCTTCTGTTGTCTTTATGTTGTCGTTAGGTTCATACCTGTTCTTTGGCCGCTTACGGTCATCTATACCCGTCGGCAACCTGTAAGTATTCGTTACAACTTCACCATTCTCATCGCAACCAAGCATCAATTCACCCTCTCGTAGCATCTTCTCGAGCACCAGGTTTGTTATGCTGTGGTCCCCAGCCCTGGCGACTATTTGCCGTTGTGTGAAACCTCGTCCGGTATCATCGGCTTGCTGTAAATCCTCGAGAGCAGACATAACCGATTCTCGTGCGGAAGCATCTTTAGACCGTTTAACTGTATCCTTTACGGAATCTTTACCTTTACCGTCCAGTCCTTCGTTGCGCTCTTTTTCCTCGTCCGTTTCGAACGGTTGGAAGCCCCACGGCATGAGTACAAGAGCTTTATGCGGTTCCGGCAGGTCGAGGTTAACGATTTCCCCGTATCCCTCGCCCCCAACGAATTCTACAGCCTGGAACTCTTTCGGCGGCGGGGCTTCACGAAACTGTACCGGTTCCAGCACCATACCTATTGTTTTCTGCTGCATACCGTTTTTGTTCTTGGTATGTGCAACGTTTATTTGTTTCTCAGTGGCCCGGACAAGCGTAAGCTCCACATCAACACCAGCATACAGCGCCCCACTTCCGCGCGCCTTACTCCCACCTTTCGGGGTGTGGTGGACAACGCCTACAGCGCCTTTAGTACCGTCGCGCACTTCTTTAAGCATAGCCACGACACGGCCCATCCCGTCTTGCCCGGCTGAGTTCTCATTGAACTTGTCTATCCAGTTCCCGAAGGTCTGGTTAAGAGTGTCGAAAGCGACCATCCCGACAGGCTCACTGCCTGCTAGCTGGCGCATTTTACGCACCAGTTTCTTCGTATCCGCGAACTCACCGGCATCCAGAACATGCATATATCGCATACCTTCATCGCCGTATTTAGCGGCCAACGCAGCGATACGGGTGTGCGTGAACTCCCCACCCTCACCATCAATATAGAAATGATGGGCTTTACGGGTGTCCGCCCCCGCGAACCGATACCCGGCAGCACTGATATACATCATGCCGAGTGTGTAGAACGATTTATACGTCCCGGATTCACCGACGATATCCCATATGCAATTAGACGGCATGTACCCTTCGACGATGAAGTCCGCTTGTGGTGCTGGCGGTTCTTCGTCGGCCAGGTCTTCTTCGTCGCAAGTGACCCCCTCGGCCCACCCAAGCGCTACCTCTACACGGTCGAACGGCAAGCCGGTAGCGGCGCAGGCGTAAGCCCACATATCCCGTCCGCCGGGCTTCATCCCGCCCGTAGCTACCAGGTCGGTGTCGTGGTACAGGGTGACGTTGGGGCGCTCGAATCCGTCGCGTGGCCAACAGAACAGGAAATCATCCTGCTTCGGTTCCCCTGTCGAGTATTGGGCGGCATGTTCTGGCGTCGCCGGCATTTGCAGGCCACGGTCAGTCATACGGCCGCCGAACTCGAAAGCGAACTCTTCGAACAGGTCGGTTAACTCAGATTGCTCACCCTCTGGCACCTTATAATCGGAAGCACCCGTAACGTTAATTTCAGGCACCCCCTCCATAAGCTTGCTTGCCGTAATCATGCGGCTACTTTCAGACACGATGACCTGGCTTCCCACTGGCGGGCGGTACATCGGCTGAGACAGGGTGAAGCCCGCGCTATCTACGTCACGGCCTTTAAGGAAATGCGTCAGCAGACCGTACCGGATGCGGATGATGTCTCCACCTGTTACAGGAGTGCGTACCGGCATAACGACGCGATAGCGCGGGGCGTCGTCCGTATGTGATGCCGTGGTGTAGAGCATCATGGCATAACGCGACTCCCGCACCATCTCGCAATCAGTGGCGAATTCTTCCGGCGTGGCGCTATCCACATCGGCGTAGGCCAGGGACGAAGACGTTACGGACGCATTGCAGCGATAAAACATACCTTCGGCGGCTTCTTTACCTGTAGAGCTTACCGTGGCGGTACACGCGGCGGTGATATATCCGGGGTCTGTCTTGGGGTTCCGGCGCGAACGTTTAAGCGGCTGCATAAGTTCAACGAACTCATCCCAGGTGCCGGAAGTCGTGGTGTAAACGTTAATGTCAGCGCGTTCCTCACGGCGATTGCTACGCGACCATGAGTATGCTAGATTACCTGTTGACATGTGCTTTTCCTTTGTTGTGTTTAAGGCCCTGACGTTCGCGCGTTGGGGCTTTTCTTTTATTCAAGGTCTTCTGGTGTAGCCCGAGAACATTTAACTTCAGCTACTGCCGAATATTTACCGGCCTTACTTTTAACTGCTCCGTCTCGAACCAAAACCTCCAGCGACCTCTCGATGAGAGAGGAACTATAGTACTGAAAATAAGTCCGGCGCAAGTCAAGGACACTACAAGACCCCTTTTTAAATGTAAGAGCGGCTACAGCCCTGAATACTCTTTTCTGGAAATCGGTCACTTTACATTCTCCCTAATCCACGCTTCCACTTTCTCCCTGTCGAATGTTCCCGGCATCCGGCGACCCATAATCCGGACACAACAATCCGGGAACTTGCCGTCTCTTAACCAGTTATTCAGCGTGCGACGGGTAACCCCAATAAGCTCAGCTACTTCATTCTGTGTCATTATCAAACCCTCCATCTCAGTTAGTAAAGCAAGTATACCCACGGCATAATGGGAAATCAACTATAAACACACCTATTGACATTTTCATTTTTTTCGTGTAAGTTGTCTCTTGTAACTTCAAGTTACTTAAGTTTCTGTTTCACTTTGTGAGAGCTTAGCGGTTCCGCCCTAAGCGGAAACGCGTTAAGGCTTACTGAAACCCGCAAACTTAAAACTCAGTAACTTCCCTTCCTTAGTATCTGAACTGCCTTGGGCGAGCTATATTCTCATCGGCAGCATATCTCTTAAGTATCTGATTTCCTTGATGTGCCGTAGATTCGCAACCGTAAAATGTAACGATTAGTGGGCAGGTTTTAGACCTGCCCTTTAGTTACCAAGTAATAAGAATAAAGGCACAACCCTACCTGAAGAATCACAACGGCAACGTAACTGCTCTCTTGTATACCCCAACATAACAGGATGCTATTCACTTATCGAAATGCCGAAAGATTCTTAGTCTACTTCTCAGGGATTAACGCACTTGCCTTGCGGCAAGCGCTTACCTGACGAGGGACGAGAATAAAGGCACTCTAACGGGACGGGGTAAACCACGGCAAAAGATTCTGAAGAGTCTGCGCCGGTGAATCTCGGGGCATAAGGGAGGTTGCCGTTTATGGTCAGGGTTTTGGTGGCCCCCGGGGCATCCTGACGCTGATGATGGGTGGATAATTCCCGTGGTATCGTGGTGGCGGGCCGCCCCTGGGTGCTGTTACCGGAACCGCAGGAATCGTGATGTTATATTATAACAACTATTTAGGATTTTACTGAGTGACTTACGCTGCTGAGTAGCAGCGTACACCTTTAGATTAGTGTCGTCAAAAAGCGACACTTTCACCGAATGCAACAATCAACGCAACTATTGCAGGAGACGCAACAATGAAACAGGATAAATTAATAGTGGCGCAACCAAACATAATAGGGTACTATTACTTTACCGGAATGAGATAGAGGAGTGTGGAGCAGCAGAATGACAAGCATACTTTTCATATGGGTACTGTCCGCAGGCCAGATGCACCTCGCGGCAACAGAAACGTTTTACACATTAGAGGCGTGCCAGTCAGCGGCACGCGCCGCGGAGAACGCGCACTTCTTGTTTCAGGGCGACAGGCCCATCGATTCAGAAGTACGCGCTATATGCTCGCCCAAGCGACTTGGTAAACAGGAGAAGTGATTATGAGCCTCGCAACCGATATCCTGAAACACGCCGGCATTAACCTGGCGCCACCCTCATCGGCGGTAACAAAGAAGGTTACTCGTGTTAAAGAAAAGGTTAAGCGTAAGCCGAAGCCTCGCGTAAAACCGGTTAACGAGATGCCGGACGTGTACCCCCGTATACCGGGGGTGCATCAGCCGAAGTATTGTGTAGGTAAAGGACTGTGGCGCGCGCACTCCTACGACGGCAAGAAAGTGGTAAACCTCGGTGAGTTCAGTAGCCAGGCAAGGGCGCATATGGCGGTTAAACTGTACAAACTGTGGCGTAAACGTGGGTATTCCGAAATCCCGCACAAGCCATCTATTCGACTTTATACGTTCAGGTAATTTATATGACTACGATAGCTTTCGACGGCAAAACCATGGCCTGTGATACCTGTGTCACCGGCAATTACAAATACCACACGGATACCAAGATTTACGAGAACGACCACTTTGTTATAGGGGTATCCGGGGACGCCGGGGTGGGTATGTTGTTGGTTGCCGATGATGAGATATTGACGCCTAAGCACTACGACTTCGACTTTTCGGCGCTGGTGTTTGTTAAAGAGGATAACCGTATTTTCGCGGTAGAATTCTGTAGGGCGTGGGGCGCACCGTTAAGCTCGGTTATACCAATTGCAGGTAACGCTGCTGCCGTAGGCTCCGGGGCTCCGTATGCACTTACAGCCATGTTCATGGGCGCGACGGCAACGGAAGCGGTAGAGGTTGCGAAGAGGTTTGACCCTGGTACCGATGGAAGCGTGATAACACATCGACTAGGATAAATCCGAATTATCTGTTACTAAAATTGTCGTATAAATGCTAATCTCCGAAGGATAAACCAACTTTCGGAGATTTTTTATTGTGGACGATAAATACCTTTGGCTTAGTGTGGCGGGCCTCGCCGGGGGTGCCGTATCTCAGATTAAGAAGCGTGAGGCTATTTCGCCATGGTTGCGATTGTGCCATCTCACCGCTTCCGCCTGTTGTGCAGTGTACGCATCCCCCATCATTATAAGTTACTATGAATTATCGCAATCTGAGGGTCAGTACCTGGTTCCTTTTGGCGTAGGTATGTTCTGGCTTAAATTATTTGAGGCCGCCGACTCGTCCCTCAGCAACTTTAAGTTACCGTGGGGGAAATAACATGCTCAACTCACAAATCGGCGCCATTTGCCTGGTCGCAATCATCATCACCTCGTTAATTAATATCTACGCCCACTGGATTGAAGACGGTCTTTTCGGGCGGCTGCTGTATATGGCGTCCGTTGTTACCGCCGCCGGTGGGCTAGCTCATCTCTTTACCGGTGGCATCCCGCCATTCATAATTACGACTCTCGTCGCCGTATTCGCGCTTAAATCGGTGCGTCATATTTGCGTGAAAGGCGCCCGCTACTACAAATACCGGAGGATGTATGTCAAACCGAAACATTAGCAACAATGGCCTCAAATTCACCGCCGCGTTCGAGGGGTTCCAGGGAACCGCGTACAGGGCAACGAAGAACGAGAAGTACTTTACTATTGGCTACGGCCACTACGGCGCAGATGTAAAAGAAGGCCAGAAGATTACCGAAGGCCAGGGTCTTCTGCTGCTGCACAAGGATATGGCTAAGGCCGTAGCTGCTGTAGACGCCGTAGCGCATCCGTCGCTAAATCAGTCACAGTTCGATGCCGTGTGTGACCTGGTGTATAACGCCGGTGCCGGTGTGATTGCCGCTTCTACCGGAACAGGACAGGCCCTGCGTAAGGGTGACGTTGCTACCCTACGGAATAAGCTAACTCAGTTCCATTATCAGAACGGCAAATCACTCCTCGGATTGCGTCGTCGCGCCGCCGGGCGAGTGGCGCTGTTCGATGGCATGCTGTGGCAACAGGCGGAAGCCGTTGGCCGCGAAGCAAAGTAGGTTGACACACAGGAGGATTCCTAAGATACTAAACCTGCTCCTGTTGATTCATCCCTCTAGCTCCTTTATCCCGGTAACTGACCCTTACCGGGATTTTTTTTTTATCTGTATCGCGAAATAATAGTTGACTAGTAGCATTAACCCTATTATATTTAGTTCATCGACAGCGAGAACGGAGTAGAGAAGATGAACTTACAAAGCGATAAAGTTTTTTACCATTGCAAACCGGTGCTTGACACCGAAGCATTTAAAGACGCGCAACTGATGGCACGCATCGCCGTTAATAACCTGAGCACACGAATTCCCGCCGACGCGTTCTGGTTCGCCGCGATGCAGACACTGAAAGCAGCTTATGCAGGAGAACAAAAATGAGTGACAACGGGCAGGTAGCAGTAACATTTAAAGTGGGCGGAAAGGTTGGAAATACGCCTTTCCCGACACGCGAGGAACTGTTAAAACGCAACAGTTTCCCCGGGCCCGACAAGAATAAGTATCTCAATCGAATGTGGGGTAAGAAGAAATGACTAACAACGAATATGAAAAGATGATGGTAGAAGCCGCCAACGGCAGGTTTAAGATTGAAGCAGTAGATGCGCAAATCGAGGCGCACCAAGCCGTGCCGGACTATCTTAATGAGCATCGGCGGGAACTGATTACCAGTATCCCCAAGCTAATCGAGACCCACGGCACATTAGCGGATACGTGCCGCGAGACTGGGCTTAACGAGATGACGTTATCTAAGTACCGCCATGATACAAAATGCGAGCAACATGTTATCTATAACAACAGACTGATGACCCATACGAAAACATCACCGGTAATCTACACGAAACGCGGAGTATCTCGCAACGACCGCATGAAGCTGGAGGGGTTATGAATGATTTTCTAGTCCTAATGGGTATCGGGTTTACAACTTTGCTCCTTGCTGTGGCCATATACCTGGTGTGGATTTTGTTTCTTTGGCCGTTTGTTGAGGCGGTAAGTCTTACCCGGATGTCGTTAGCGTATCGCCGGTTGAATGCGCATAAAGCTGGTGTTGTTACGTCGATGAGACTGTTTGTAATGTGGTACACGGAAACAGTATTTGGTCGTAGATTCTGCGCCATACATAGTAGAGGATGGCGTTGGGAAGGTGTTGGTAAGTGGTGGGTATATAAAGACGGGCAAGATTAAAGAGAGAGAAAACATGGGCACTAAATTTGAAGTAATAGACGAAAACACGGTTACGGTAACGGAAGAAGGTAGTCACTACATCCTTATTGATAAGGTAAATGGTGGCTGGAGAGCAAAAGCGTACTTTAACGGCGGCGCTATAGTTGTCTCGAAAGGAGTACATACGTCTTTTACTTCCGCGTACGATAGCCTTAAAGACGCGGTTAAGTCCGCGGCCAACCATTTATCATCTGTAGAACTGTAAAATAGCCTACCACCAAGCCCGCTTCTGCGGGCTTTTCTGTACACAGGCCTTCATTCCCCTGTACAATC